GTGCAGCGCACACACATACATACGGTGTCAGACATTCACCACCTCAGCCTCAATGACCTGAGTGCGAGTGAGTGGTCTCACGTTGTTGAGCAGCCGCAAGTGACCTGCTAGATCCCGCTTTAGTTGGTCGGCGCTCAGGCTGGTGGTGAACTTGCTACTAATCCTGAAATGGCTGCTTACTATAATGCAGTAGCTAAGCAAGATGCTCAATTGGCATTGAATGCTAAGTCACAATCTCTAGCTGATCTCCAAGCTCGTCAGAATCTTGGTACTGGTCTGTTGCAGGTAGTTGAACACAGCGACTGAAATCGCGCCAGAGAACCAGAGCTGATTGTAGACGTTGTCAAAATACTGATTAGCACCCGAACTCAAAACCTCGGGGGATCCCGCGATGTTGATGTAAGGGTCGGCTCCCGCAGTGATCGCCTGGCCGAGGACAGTCGAATTGATATTCGGGTCCGGGTTGACTCCTGCAAGCTGTTTTAGATTCATCGTCAACGTGGTTAAAGAACCCGTGAAGTTTACCGACAGCGCTCTGCCGGCATAGGAAGCTGATTCGATCACGGCGTTGATGCCACCGCTCGAAGAATCTTCGTAGAACAAACAGCGGGTCTGAGTGAACAATCCCGTTCTCACGAGATCGATCATCCCGCTCGGCGCGACATCGGCAGCCGTATAGCTGACGACGAACCACATGAGGGGCAGAGCTTGAACGATCGCGGCGCCCGCGAGTAAATCAGTTTGACCGATGATCGCGAGAGTGTGAGTCGACAACATTCCGAAGTATTGAATCAGACCTTGAGTGCGAGTCACGGCAGTACCAATCGATTCACCGCCAGTGTTCGTCGCGCTGGTTAAAGTGATACTCGCCGAACCAGCGGTTTCTAAAGTGTTAGCTGTTAAAGTGAACAACGAAGGAGCTGTTCCATAAACTCCATTCAGCACGATCGCGACATCATTCGCTGTAAAAGTTCCCGTCGACGTGGCTTCTGAAAGTCCAGGTAAAGCCTGAATAGCGGTTTGAATTTGAAGCGCAGTAGAATTCCACATCAAAGAAGTCGTCGAGTTACCTCCCCAAGTCAACTCAGTAGCGCCACTCGCGGCCACTCCTGAAAGAGTAAGAGTTTGAGTCGCGACTTTTTGAAGGATGACAATCAGCTGTCCACCCGGGAGCAGGATGTTCGGGTTTTGAGAGAAGATCGCGTTCGCCATCTGATAGGTGCGCGAAGAAGTTCCGAAGTCGATACCGACTTGAGTCGGGCTTGAGTAAAGGGCGTAACCTAAAGAGCCGAAGCTCATGGCTGGAAGTTCTGTCGTGAAGATCGCGAGGTTGCTGGTGTTGTATTCATTGACTGAGACGGGAGGATTCGAAACCGAGACTGTGACGATTTCTGTGATCGGAAAGATTATCGCTGACATGAACTTCTCCTTTTAGTTGCTCGTATCTATCTGCGTTGTTTGGAAGGTGTCGAAGTATTCCGTGGGGAACATCCTCGAACTTCCATGCTGAACTTCTACCGAGATGACGTAGTGGTAGGTAATATCAGCCCCGTCTATTCCTGACACATCGACAATCGAGTGAGGAATTCTGGCGATGTAGAAACTGTTCGCCACCTGTTGCGCTCTACTATACGGCCCGTCTAAACACATTACCAGTTCTTCTTTACGATTCAGCGCCGAGAGGTCTCTAGAAATTAGATGTATGTCCATCGGCCCCGAAAAATTGGCCCATTTTTCAGTCTGATTCCAACCGGCCCCGCCTTGACCCACTGGCGTTCCTGCAGGGTGAAGACCCGAAGCAAAAGTTTTTTGACTCGGCAACATCAAGATCACCCAAGGGCTGAGAGAGTTATCATCAGGCTGAAAAGTCTTTTGATCGAACATCCATATCTGCTCGGGAGAAAGATTCATGATCTTCTGAATGATTTCGAGGATGAGCATCCAGTAATTTCCGACCATGATCTGAGAAGTCGCGACGAGAGGGGTGACACTTGAGTCGGTCACTTGAATCGTATCGTAGAAGCCTGTTGTGACATTCGACACCGCGGGCGGGGCTGTGTAGATCGCAGTCGACGAATTGATCGAACCTCCCGCGCCACTCGGAAGAACAGTCCACGAATAAGGCGCGACACCGCCTGCAACAGCGAACGAAGCGGTCAAATTAGGCCCTAGAGCGGTCTTTGTTTGAGTGATTACGAGTGCCATTATGGAGTCACCGTAGGCCCTGCGTTTTTCCAGTCCTGAATCAAAATGTACTGCATGAAGTTATAAAGGCGATAGTCGTAGAACTCCATGACGCGGTATTGAGCGCCGTGATAGATGATCACGTCATCATTCTTGAGGTTAAGCTGAGGGTCTGAGATAACTCCCCACCATGTCCAGTTACGTTCGCCCTGTTTCAACAGCTGAAGGTAAGTCGCTTTGTGCGGGTAGATCATTCCCCTGAAGGTGATGGGTTTCATCGTTTCTTGAGTCACACCCACCACGTTCGCCTTTGTGACAGGATTAAAAACCATCGGCTGAAAGTAATTCTGAAAAGACCCTTGAAGGTTGGGAACCATTCCCGCTTTGATGCTGAGAGGAATGTTTCTCGCGTTTTGAATTTTGTTCTGGCTCACGGTTCGACCACCTTAGTATCGACGCTGTCTCTGAGTTGACCTGTCTCAGTGAGCGTCATGTGATTCTTTTTATACGTCATATCGCTTTTCTTCCACTTACCCCAGCCCTGCTCGTGAAACGCGTCGATGACAACTGCCTTCGCGAGTTTGCTGATCACATCGAGCCACGGTCTTAGAGTACCAGTTTTCGCGACTTCTTCCAGTTGCTTGTCTGAAAATAAATCTGTGTCTTCTATTCTTTTTGGAAGAACGTCAGTCAAAGGCATACGCAGGAAAGATCGAACAGGAAGGCCTTTCTTCGGACTTCCGAACTCATGCGCCGCGCCTATCTCAGCGTTTGTCGGGCTGTTAGCCCCGCCATCAGTTCGGTTCGCTTTATCGCCTAATACCCCGACCTTGATGTAGGGAGGAGTTAAGGCTTTGACTGCTTTCGCGAACTTCTCTAACCCATCGAGATTGATCTCGTCCGGTTCAAATTCCATGACTAGATCGGGCTTACACGCCCGCGAACAGTGAACATCTGCCCGACGAGTTTAGGCTTGATCAAGTCCCAGTATTTCTTTCCGTATGTGGTTTTACACAGCACAGCTTCGAGAGGCTGGTTCGTAATGTCAGGAGGAGTCGCGAAGCTTTCAGAAACAGGGCCGACACCCTTAGAGGCCTGATTGAAGTTGTATTGACCATTTATGCCCTGGCTGGCGTTAACCATGTTCTCGCTCAGGGTGTGAGCTGTGAAATAAAGATATCCCAGTTCGTATTCTGACTGAAGCTCAAAGAGAATCGGGTTGATCTGAATGTTCGTCTCCTGCATGGCGTTAACCACGTCCTGAACGAGGATGTTATCGTTCAAAGTCGCGATCGACGTGTCGAGCAGGATGGGAAAGTCTCTGAAGAAGAATGAGGCGAAGGTGGGAACAGAAGGATTCTGAAAGTTCCCCACATATTGCGAAGCAGTCACGAGTCCAAACGTGGCGCTGTTGATCTGCGCGTTGCCGGCTCCTGTGTCAGTGAAAACTAAAATGTAGTAGTAAGGCGTGTTCTGAGAAAGACCGTAGTCGCTTAAAGCGAGGCTGGTTTGTCCTGCGATAATGTTGGAAGCGCCCGGGGTGAAGATAGGCGTGTTCGATCTATACCACTGTTGAGTGTAAGGCCCGACCCCACCTGTGGCGGGAGTGCTTGAAAGACTAGCTGATGCAGTCGAGACGGCTGCTTGACTGATAATGCCCGCGGTGAGTGCCATGTGATCTCCTTAAAATAAAAAAGGGGAGGAGGATTTCTCCGCCTCCCCTTTCGGTTGAATTCGTTTCTTTTTAGAAAACGAAGTACATGATTTCTTGAGGCAGATACGGGAACAGTCCAGTCAATTGACCGAAGGCCACAGACTGCAACTGCCAACCGTTCAGCGTATTCGGAACAGTCGTCGAATAAGGAACGGTCACGTCCATACGCAAAGAGCGCGGGTCGTAGTTGTAGAGAGCGTACACATGCAAACCAGTACCAACATTCAAAACAGTCTTGTTGTACTGAGGCATCGCGTAAGCTGACGGGATGACAGCCTTGAAAGTCGGGACGATCTGCTTGATCGCGTCTTCCAAGTATTTACCAACGCTCACGACTGGGAAAGTCGGAGAAAGCGGAGTCGCCATACCGTTGAAGTCATCTTGCGGGATGACAAAGTGGGTCGGGGCGGTCGTGTAGTTGGTGTTCTGCATGTAGGTATCGATCAAGCTCTGGATGAAAGTCGCGAACTGAGTCGTGTTCATCGAGCTGATTTTTTGAGTGATCAAGGTCGTGTTCGTCACAACACCGCGAGAAGCGGGTTGATTCAAAAGACCGTAGGTCGTCCCGTTGGTACCGTTTAAGCCACGGCCACCGAAGAACGTCCAGCGTTGAACTCCCAAGTCCCAGTCCATTTTGCGAGACTCTTCGAGCGCGGACACGAGGTCCCAGTTACCCGCACGAGCGGCGGCGTTGATTTGACCCATGTTCCAGGTGATCGACTTCGCCCAGGTGTAGGTCTGCACAGCGAGACCCTTAACGCCTGAGGTCGCTTCGGCCAGACGGCCAGTCGGCGAACCCATGTCGATGATACCAGTTTCAAGGTTGTCAGCGAACTTCTGCACAAGGTAGGTCAGCAAGAAATCAGACCACGCGCCTTGACCGACTTTGATAGGCACATAATCCGAAGGAGTTTTGCCGAGCATGTCGTAGAACTTTTGTTCCGACTTCTCTTTGATGATCGTGGTCATCGTGGTGATAGGAATGTCCATACCCACAGCGCCACCCGGAGAACCGACAGCGTTGGTGATCGCATTAAACGGCATCGCCATTTTGCTCATCATCTTCGCGTGATCTTCAGCCGCATCGCACATCAGCTGGATGTTACGAGGCAGAAGCACCGGCTTACCTTCGCTGTTGAAGCGAGGGTATTTGATTGGACGTCCTGTTACTGAATTTACCACTTTCATGATCTCAGCTCCTTCGGGTCTATGACCCCTTTTATTTAAAATACCAGCGACTTGTTAGGAACCTTGACCTGATAGCGGGAAATCTGACCCGCGACTGGTTGGTCCATAGCTTGAGCGACAACAGTGTTTCCATCAGAAGGCGTTCCGGTCTTAACCCCGCCGACAGTAGCGAGATCGAGTTCGACGTAATCGCCAGCGCTACCGTTAGCAGTAGCCATCAGATAGATCACATCGCCATCGCGGGCGATCGTGCAAGACGACAACGCGCCGAAGCTAGGGTCTTTCTGACTGTAGACGATAAAGCCACAGCAAGGGTCGTTCGCGTTGGTACAGGGAACGTAATTCGGGACTTGATTCTCAGCAGTCGGAGGAGCGGCCAACTTCACAGCTTGAGCCGGGTACAGAGGAGCGACAACCGACTGAGAGATGATGCCGTTTTGATTGTTGTAGTTATAAACCTGATCTTGAGCGCCCAACCACGGAGCCATCGCGAACTGATTCATACCTTGAGAGAAGGGTGAGGTCGTTCCCGCGACTTGAGCAGAGCTGGCGACAGCGTTTCCAGCGCCAGTGTCAATCGAGTTCACAACGTAGAAATAAGCGGTGTTAGCGATCAGGCCAGTGTCAGAGTAGCTCAGGACACCCACGCCTAAGGTGGCGATCAAATTGCTCGGGCCAGGCGTAAAGCCTGAGACAGTCGAGCGATAGACTTTGTAAGAATACGGGCCAGTTCCACCAGAGGCCGCGCCCCAGGTTAAAGAGTTGCTCGTCGAGCTTGGAGTCCCTACAACTACAGTTCCCATTGCGTAAGGCATGATAAAACCTCCTTAAGGTTTTTGAGTTAAAACAACTTCTTGCCGAGTTCTAAACCGTCAGACTCAGTGTGAACAGCGCCTTCATAATCTTGAGAATTGAAGATGTCATTATCGACGCCGTTGTTTCCGGCTTTGCGTAAAGCATTAGCCTTCTTCAAGGCGTTCTGCTTTTCAGCTTCTTTCTTCTTCTTTTCTTCTTCCTCTTCCGCGTTCTTGCGTTCGAGTTCTTCTTTTTCTTCGTTCTCACGCTTTTCTTTTTCTTCAGGAGTTTCGTCTTCGTTGTGGGGTTCGTCATCAGCGGTGGGTTCCATCTCGCCATGCTTCTCGACATAGGCGTTCAACTTTTCAGAGATCTCTTTGTGCTTCTCAAGCAACTCGCCCACGTTGCAGGTCGTTCCATCGTGAAGCTTGACCATGCTATTCATCTCGGCCATGCCTTCCTCGTTCTTGGACATCTTCTCGTCCATTTCATTCAGGAAAGTTCCGATGTTGATGGTCTTTTTTGATTTCGGGAGAGTGACATCGTGGTTCAGGATTTCAGCTGAGTTCTTGACCGGCTCTTTCTTAAACAGTGCGAGAGGATTCATCGGTGCGGCTCCTTTTGATGTGTCATCCGAGTTTCTGAGTGCGAGTAGACTTGCGCTCTTGTTCTCGTTGTACTTCTTCCAACCTTCAACATCTAAGACCATCGATTCTTTGTAGCGAGGATTCGGAACTAAAGCTAAATGTTCGTACTCTCCGCTGTTGACTACCTTCGAATACTCGACTGCATGCCACTGTCCGACTTCGTCAGTCAGATCGGGGTGGTAAGCGTTAGAGAGCGTCCAGCCGTTCTGTATCGCTTGCAACCCTTCGGGCGTGATGACTACGAACTTCGCCCAGTGAAACCCGTCGACTTGATTGAAGAAGGATTCTAAAACCCATCCGTCCTCTTGACCGTTCCTCGCTTCAGGGTTGTCGGTATGTTCGACGAAAAGAGGTTTCCCCGCAAAGCTCGGGTCCATCTGTTTCGCGACATCGGCGTTGATCAGAATTCTGTAAGGCGTTTGAGTCGGTGCATCTTGGTACTCAGCGACTCCAGGGGCGAAGTGTAAACCGTAGAAAACTTTTCCTTCTCGGTTCTTGATCACTTCGATTTCTCCTGTCGATTTCTGCTCACGAAAAAATCATACGCCGTGATGGATTCTTGTTCCACTTTTATTTTTATTTTGATGCAGATTTACTTCCAGATTTTAGATTCTAATTTTTAGACAACGCCTGCGGGTCTGTAGATCGGAGTGGGGAAACATCGACAGCCATAATCGCAACCGCAATTCTTCCTCTCGCCTTTTTCATTCACCACAGGCGGGCTGTCCCATCGTTGAATAGTTCCGTCGAGCTTCTTGTGCATGGGTCGAACAGGATGAGCAGGTGAGCCGGCCACGCAGTTCCAGCGATACTCAGGGAAGCCCGCGGGGACGTACTGGCTTTCGTTGTACTTCGAGATCAACAGACGAGTCTCTTGCTTCGCGAGGAAGGTGGCTTTTCCTTCGCTGACTCGATAGCTGTCCTGAATGGATTTCACGAGTGAGCCGTAGCGATCGCCCTTGAAGTAGGACTCTTGAATCATCAGCCTCAGACTGACGATCTGTTGCTCCTCGAAGTCGTTTATCCAGAGGTTCATGTTGTTTGTGTACTCTTTGGAAATCTTTTTCATCTGGTCGATGGTTATCTCGGGCACGATCGAGATGTTCTTCACGTTTTCCTGAAAGTCCTTCGAGGCTCTGAAGATGGCTTTGTCGAATAAGTCGCTGAACGGGATAGGCTTCTGCCCTACCGCGTCGAGCATCGTCTTAAGCTTGTCATCGAGAGTTTTAATCTTTTTGACGAAGGCGTTCTCTGAGCTAGAGATCGAGACCTGAACTTCGCGAGGAAGATCATCGAGATTGATTCGGAAAGTCTTTGACTGAGGATGCCACTTAGCGCCGAAGACCTTCATGGTTCGCGAGATAGAAGCGTTCCACTTGCCAGAGAACACGCCTTTGTTAAAGGTGATCTTCCCGTTCTCAAGCGCTGTTCTGAAAGCTTGGAAGTCCGACATGGGACTGTTTTCGATTGTCGTCTTTGGAATCTGTAGTTCTTTGAGGAGAGGGTAGTAAATCTGCTTCAGCCAGGTGTCACACATGCGTTTCTCCATCTCATCGAAAATATCGTTCGGACTATAGATGGGATGGAGATCGCGTACTTGTGCCATTACTTCGGGTTTGTTACATGCGGGACGTTTCCGTCGACAATCTTATCGCCTTGTTCAGCGATCGGGTTTGCCTTCCGTCTTTGAGCGAGATCATCAGCATCAAGCTTCTTTCTCAAAGCGTCTTGTTCGTCCCACTTTTCAAATTTGTTATAGATCGTCTGAATAGCGATGCCGAGCATCTTGGCCGCTTTCTCTTTCGACCCGTTGCAGAACTTCACAGTCTCGCGAATGTGCTGTTCTTCAATCTCAGCCATGGTCATCCCGGGCGAGACTATGAACGGCATTAGGCTTTCACTGTCGTATCGTCGACAGCCTCGTAGGAAGCGAAATGCGACTGATTTCGTCCGATGATCTGATGAACAGCTGAAGCCTCAGCGCCTTTGAGAATTTCGATGACGTTACCCGCGAAGGTGAGCTTCAGTTCCTGTCCTTCGTAGGTCGTGACTTCTTTCGTGACTTTGACCATTTTGGTCGTGAACTTATTCCCTTCAGCCTTTTCGTCGGGAACAGTGCGTTCTTCCATCGTGTCGACCTTCGTGACTTTCGCTTTACCTTGATTCCATTCGAACGAGACCAGCTGATCGATGTTGAATCCCTTCAGAGCTACCTTTTCCTTCACCTTAGCCAAAATCTGCATACGTCCTCCTCTTTCAAAACTTTATTTATTTTCTCTCTTGTGTCGTTCTCTGTTCAGCGCATTTTCAGAAGGCGTTGCCCATCGACAATTTTCAAGAGAGTAATCTTTATCTGAATCGATTCGATCAATTTGATGAATCTCGGAAGGTGGTTCGCCCATGTCAGCGACGAAATTTTTATAAATCAACCAACGATCACAAACTTTTATACCTTTAGCGCCGTACCACTTCCAGCTTCCGTCTTTAGGATAATAACAACGCCGTCTCATCGATAACCAGATCGAATACGATCTTTTTCTTTTACCGTTAGCTGTCGCGCCATGAGTCAAGGCGGCTTTTTGTCCAGGTTTAAAAGATGTCGAAGTAATCATTTTCCGCCATGCCTTTCATAAAACCACATGACGAAGGGCCATTTGATCTTTCCAAACGCCGCTTGACTTGCTTCTTTCGCCTTCTCCCACTCAGGGCCATTGTGAACCGCATGGAATCTCTGCCACTGTTCACCTTGCGGGATCCAAGAGTCAGCGCCCGCGGTCTCATAGTCAGCCATCGAGTCCTCGTCAGGCATATCGGTTCGAGGATTGGTTTGAAGATCGACTTGAGCGTTCTTCTTGGTGAACTCGTTGATCATGTTTTTGATTTTAGTGAATAAGGCGTTCGCTTCTTTAGCCTTGGGTTCTTTCGCTTCAGGCGCGGTGTGAGGAGCGGGTTTCGTTCCACCTTTACCGACTTCTCCACCTTCAGGCGTTTCCTCTGGCTTCATGCCGGCAGGAAGATCGTCAGGCGTGAGAGGTGTGGCTTCCATCTGAATCGGGAACAAGTTTTCTTTGTTACACCCTTCGAGGAACTGTTCGCGAGAGATATCGCCTGAGGCTCTGGCTGAGGAAAGGATAGCGTACTTCGCCGTCTTAATGTTTTGCTCATCAGAAGCGGACAGGATGCGAAGCGGTTTGAATTTGACTTCAAGGTCATCAGGCACGAACCCGAATAACTGCTGACAGCGAATCTTCACAACCCAGATCATGTTTCGCTTTTGCTTAGGACGAATCTCAGACTCGATCATGCCGTTGTAGGTTTCGATCACGTCTTGACCTGAGCTGAAGCCTGAAGCGCCTTCGCCGAACAGCTTGTTCCCCGGAATACGCGTATCAGCTTGAAGCTGTTTACGATTCTGTTCAAACACTTCGCCGATGCCAGTGAAGCTCAGCTGACGTTGGACGAAGTCATCTTCTTTGTCGAGGACAGTGGCGTGCATGTAGTTTTTGCGACCGTTGGCGTTCTCCATGCGTTTGTAGAGCGATTGAAGCATCGCGGGATTCTGCAGGGCTGATGCGAGACCTTTGAGTTTGTACACATCGAGCTTGAACTCATCGAGGATTTCATAAGTCAAATCTTGAATCTTCAGGTATTGGTTCAGTGGACGAACCATCGGCTCGATACAGCTGAGACCCCAGCCACGAAGACGAGGGCGCAGGTAAGAAGGAGCTTGAACACCCGTCATTTTGAAGACGCGGGACTTGTGAATCTTAACGCCCCAGTAGGAATAGAACGGGAAGTCATATGAGCCGAGAGGCTGGCCTTCTTCAAACTCAGAGCTTTGAGTGTAATCCCAGAACAGCTCCCACAGGTCGACGGCTCTGAACTCAACGTCAGAACCTTTCTTGATGCTGTTGATGTCGAATGGAGTTTCAGGGTCTTGATCATCCGGCATGAAGATAGTGGCTGCGCCACCGTAGAGTCTGTCCCAGTAACCCGTCTCTTTGAGAACTTTAAAGTCTTCGTGTTCGTCGAGCGAGGCGAGGAGGCGTTTGATATCGTCCTCGTCGAGTTGTTCAGTGAAGATTTCAATCCCGCCCATGAAAGCATCGTCGACCGGAACCTGACAGAGCGTCTTGATCAATCCGATTTCAGCGTAGCCTTGAGACAAGACCTGCCAGAAGTTCGAGATGAGATACCAGCGCATGTTGTCATAAAGGCCGTTGATGTTTGAGATCGTCGGGGCGCCCGGGTAGTTCGCGAGCTGGGGAAAGCCGAAAGGGTTTACTTGAAAGGGTGCTTGAGTTGGACCGGCTATGTTTTGAATCAGGTTATCGTTTCGGACAATCTTATCGGCTGTCACGACACTGAAGACTTCACCGTTACCGTTATAAATTACTGACTCACTCACGAGGGTCTCCCACCTTGCATTAAAGCCGCGAAGTTATCGATGGCGTTCGGGTCAAAACCCTCAGTGTCATCGACCAGCATGTTTATACCACCGCTCAAGCTGTCAACGATATCGTCGTGACCCGTATTTTTTAGAGGCGGGAACTTCTCAAGCTCTTTGAAAGCTTCGTCATTCCACTCGCCTCGAACGACTTTGATGTTTCGATGAAAGGCGAGGGCGCTTGTCGCAGTCGCCCTCACCACCTTGTCCTTTGACACAGTCTGGGTCGTGACCATGTATCCGGTTAGCCACTTCGAGAAATCTTGTGCTTCTTTTTTCCCCGCACTGCCCGGGTCTTGATGTTTGCCGATTCTAACACTCTTACCATCCGATTGGGCAATATCTTTCAAGAAGTCCCATGTGGGGCCAGGTTCTTCCTGAATCGACTTTAAATCGGCCCAAACAATAGACCCGTCAGGGTAAAGGTACAGCAGTGAGCCTCGCGACCAGTCAGGCGAAGGATTGTCAGTTGTGGGCGTAGTCGCGGCTAAGTCCCAGAATCTCATCGGATAACCTACCCACCCATCAGGGATTCTTTCGATGATCGGGAATGTTTCGCGTCTGAAGAAGTTTCGGCCTGCAGGACGGATGTCCCAGTTTCCTTTGAGGAAGCGCTCTTGATCGACTTCGTTCAAAGCTAACAGTGAAGCCTTGTAGCTCGGATCCCGCGTCATGAGGATTTTATTGTCATCGAGCTTCGCGGGAATGAACGTGATCGTCTTAGGCATGATCTCAGACTTTTTAATCCCAGCCTTCAAAGCCTTCTCAGTGACTTCAGCTTTGCTGTTGCCCCAGATCATCTCGTCGTTCTTACGGACGAACCATCTGATCTTTCCCGAGCGCTCCTCGATGGGATATCCGCGTTCTTCCTCTGGATAGTCTTTACCCTTAATCCACCAGTCGATCAGCTTTCGGACGAAGGAGTCCGGGTCAGGATTACAAGTCGCTCTGATATAACCTGGAACACCCGAGTCTGAACGGTTACGGCTGAACATGAACCAGAACATTTTCTCAGTGAAGGTAGTCAGCTCATCGAAACAGATCAGCGGTATTTGAGAGCCTTGATATTCAGCGAGGGAACTTTCGTACTCAAGACCCGCGAATCGAACGACCATGCCTGAGGGGAATACCCACTTCAAAGCTGATTCGTGCGGGTCTCCTCCGAGGTTGCGGTAAATCTTTTTAGACTCATCCCACAAAGCGCCTGGCATCCGAATTTGAGTGTTCGTTCGTCGAAGGATAAGCGAGATGAAATTTGAGTTCTCATAGTGGCGCAGGGTTTCGAGGAGTAGGCCGATTGTCTTTCCCCCACCCGCGGCTCCTCCGTAGATAACGATGTCAGCTTCTGAGCTGAGGAACGCTGTCTGAGGGCCGAGTTGTGGAGTGATGACAACTTCGTCGTCTGCCATAGGTTAGTTCGATGTCCCTGAGATGGGAAAGGTGTTTATGAACCAAGGCTTCCAGATGTTTACAACGTAATCGAACCACACAAAGCGAATCAGTGTCGCGTCTTTGAAGAACGCCCAGCGATATCTCGAATCGCATCGATCTTTCTCGCCTATCCAGCCATAAGAGCCAGGCCATCTTTCAAGAGGAATGATCAGCGCGACGATGCCATGGCCGCGGTGTCGCTGAAGTCTCGTAGGTCTTTGAATGAGTTCCATCAGTCCTCCTTCGGTTGTCTGAGCTTGTACTGCCTGCGGATGAAAGCGCGTTCTGGCATCTTGTAGCGGGATCCGAATCGAAGGGCTTTAGTGTTGAACTTCTTTGAGAACGTGATCGTCGTGTTGTCTTTGGATATCTTGACCTTCAGTCCTTTGAAGCTGGCGTTTATTCTTTCGAGGATATCGGGAGATGGCTTCTTCGGTTTCTTCATGCTCAGCCTTCCAACGGCAGGCGGGTAGTCCACTTACAGACGAACTGATTCGCATAGTGAACCCAGCTCTCGCGTTTGTTCAGCCCGATCTTCTTGAGGTATTTGACCTGTCCACATTCACAGGTAGCTGTAGAAACTTGAGTCACTTCGGGCTTCACGAAGATACCTTGCGCTTCATTGAACTTTCTCATTCTCTCGCGTTGTTCAGGCGTAGGCTCTTTCAGTTTTAATTCTTTCATACCTCGAAACTTAAAGAACATCAGCGTAAACAGCGAACCGAAGCCAGCTCCCAACATAAACGCGTAAAAAAGACTCATGAGTTTTTCTCCCTTTTGTTTGATGGCAACATTATTTTCACTGAGACAGGGTTCATCGAGATATCGAACTCCTCTTTCGGCTTACCTAAGACGCGGGTGAGTAGTTTTTCCATCGCGTCCATGTCGCCCTTCTTGATGATCTGAATCGCGATCGAGCAGATCATAACCTCAAGAGCCGGTGTCGCAGTGTCCTTCGCCTTCTCCTGAAGCTCTCCCAGCGTCGACGAGAGAAGGAACTTCAACAGCTTCACGAGGCTCCCCTTCGTCAGACTCATCACGTCCTTCTGCTCCTGAGTGAGCTTAGGCCTACCGTTAGGATTACCGCTCTGTCCCTTTTGGTATCTAGCCATTCAGTTGTTCTCCTGAAGTTCCATTTTCTGCATGTTCCCTGTTAGCAGAGGGATTCTTTGACTTCTCTTTCAACCACTGAATAGCTTTGTCTGCGTCCAGATCGTTTAATTCCAACGCTTTCAATGCCATCTCGAATGAAACATAAGCACCTTGAGCAACCTTCTTGATCTTCTCGGCCATCTCATCAGTACCCGGTGCCTTCACATCAAACGAAGTGAGAACACAGCTACAGGTCATCTCCGCCGTCTCTACTCCTTCAACCAGATTAGGAGCTGAGGCCTTCAGGGGCCTTTTCCCGCTTCCGTGGCAGATAGCGCAGTTCGGGTCGGGTACTGGCATCGAGGCGGGAGGAGGGATAATCGTCGAAGGAACGCTTGATTCGCCCCGCTTTTGAGCCTCCTGAATGGCTCTAGGCTTCGAGAAGTAGAACACTTGCCCGCACTCAGGGAAAGTACACATCGCCTCGCTTGTCACATAGACGACGATGGTCTGGGCCTCCGCGCCCTGGCCTATGACGATCGGGGTGGGGAGGAGAACCGTCGGCACGATAAAGCCTGCGTGGTTTACTGGACAGGGTTTCTTGCTCATGACTTCACCAACGGCCAGAAGTGATTTAAATCAACCAACACACAGCACACAGCTATAAAAATTCCAAATAATAGCCCGATCATTACGCCTTGGATTATTTCATTCATGATTTCACCTCACTCGCGGCGCGTTCCTCGTTCTCTTTGTTCAGCTTGATGTTCGCTCTGACTGATTTCACGAATAAAGGCGGGAGATTGATTTCGACTTTGTGCGGGTCTTTCGGGCCTGCTTTTTCGCGGGCGATCTTCATGACCTTCTTGTAGCTCAGCTTCTCGTAGGTTCGACCCCCGCACTGTTGGCAGTTCTCAGCGCTCATCACTTTAACGTCTGGGGTTTGTTCGACCCGCTTGTCGATCTCGGCCTTAATCTCAGCCTTCAGCGGTTCGAGTCCTGTTCCCTCACAGCGCCTGCAGACGATCGTCACTGCTTTGTTTGTGAAAGCGGGGTTGGCCGGCACCTTGAACACTTCGCGCCCCATCGCCCGGGCAACCATCATCGCATCTGAAAACCTTTTCGAGAAACTCATAAACACTCCTTTTAATTTCTAAGATAAAAGCATGTTAACCGATGATTCCAAAAATTAGAAGTCTTTAAATCCTCCCGTCGATGATCTGAGTTCCATTCAGATCGTGAAGATGAATAAATATCTCGCCGTCATCGTGCAGTCCTTGATGAACAAACACCTGTTCATGAATCTGTTTGCACGAAAGGCAGAGCATCGCATCCGTCACAGTCAGCGGACACTCATCGTCTTCTGTTTCGATCTCCTTCACCCGCTGGCCTTTGTAGGTGAGAATCAGCTTCATGATCGCCTCCTCAGTAAAGTCTTTGACCTTTCCAATAGCACATATAAGTCTTCGAGATATCGCGAGGTTCGTTCACGATCACCATCGACTTATGTATCTTCGACTGTTTCTGCGCGAACGCTTGAATCGCTTCCCAAGTTCCGTAAATCTGAGCGACACACTTTCCATCAGCACCGTTGTTCAATCCTTGATTTATATATTCACTTACCTCAAAGTTTGGGCCTTTGATTTCTAAACTCATATTCCCTCCTCCATCTTTTCGATGTTCTGGTAAATGTTCCCGATGACCTCGCAGGGACTCGACTGATCTTCCATGTAATCCCAAAGGTCATAAGTCCTGAGGCGATTCACCATTCGCCAACCGCCCTCAAGTTCCATCACTTCGAAGGCTAACATTCCTTTCACCTTAACGATGTCGCCCTCAAAGATTTCTTTCCCGCCCTTCGCTTTTAGGTTCGTGTATCTCAAAACCTGAACAGCTTTTTTCCCATTCACTAGGTTCTGAAGCTCCATGAAGTCATTGGTATCCCAGTCGTGAATGTCGACAGAGTCAAAGAATGACATCTCTTTCCCATCCCACACTCGAAGCTTTATCTCTACCTGTGGCATCAGGGCCTCCGTTTTCTTTTCAAAGCTTTGATCGCCTGTTCGAGCGCCGCGGTGTCGATCGTTGTAGATATCTCCTGCTTCTCGATGCCCATCGAATCCCTGAGTAGGTCTTCAAGTGTTTGGTTATGTATCGAAAGACATTCGATTCGAGCTTGCTTGGTTTTATTTTCAGAGAAAACTCGATGAACTATTTGAACGTGATTTTCATTCGAGGGAAAGAAGTCGCCTATCTCTTGAGCAGAGTGAATGAGTTTCACGAGGCTTTCGTGGCCACGTTTCTCAGCTTCATACGAGGCGCGGGCATCTAAGACTTGCTGTTTCAGCCATTCAGTTGTTCGAGCTGTTGCCTCACGCTCTTGTTCAAGTTTTTTGTTTTCTTCAGTAAGGCAAGAGACCTTTTCCTCAAGCTCGACGATTTTCTCCGTTGGCGTTTTTGACATTTTTTCACTCCTTGAATTTTTTCTTCTACTTCAAACTTCGCGATATTTTCCAACTCTAAGGGACTGACAGTTTCGAAGCCATCTCCTCGATTCAGGTACATCGCCCTGAAGTGAATCCCCATCATCTCCTTATCTTTTTTGTGTTCTGCTTTCAGCCCGTCTAATGTCATCGCCCGCTTGCCGATCGAATAGTGAATATGACCTTCTCGATCTTGAACACGATCTCTCTGGCCTCCGCGGTGAACCTCACGGGGGCGGACCTCA